GAAGCATCATAAAAACTTTGTAAATCTATTTCACTTGTTGCTAATCCTTTTCCATATCTTGTATTTCTTAAATAATCTAATAAGCAAAATGCTGGATTTGTTGAAAAACTTGCAGTTTGTTCAGATAAGTTAGATGCTAAAGTTACAACTTTTTTACCTTGTACTTTTGCTTGTATTTTAGGAACTCCAGCGAATACATCTTGATTCCATTTAAAACGAATTGCAAGATAAGCTAATCCTGATAACTTATGATTACTTCCCCAAGATGATAATGTAGATAATAAACTTGAAGCTGATTGTCCGTCTGAACCATAATGAGGTTCTACTCTTATTAAACTTTCTGAATCTTTATAAAAATTACTATCTGAACTATTAACTTCAACTGCTGTATTATCTGCTAGATCACTTGCCCAAGTGACAGCTTTATCATCTACTCTTATTTCCGTAATATCGTTTATTTCTCCCTCAGCTAATACTAGGCATATATACAGATAAGTATTGTCTGTTCCTGATGTTTCTACAAAGACTCTAGTACCACCAATTAATCTTTCTCCATATACAACAGGAATAGTTGCGTCATTAGATTGTTTATTAACTAATAAACCTTTTTCAAAGTTATCAAAATCAGTAACACCAAAATCAGGTTGTTCAGGAACTTTTGGTCTAAATAACCAAGAGATTGCTAATGTTACTGCTAATGCAACAAAAGGATTTATTTTTTTTCCAAATACTTTAGTTGCTACATTAACTATGCCACTAACAAATCCACTAAATCCACCAAAGAAAGATTTAATTCCTGTATCATTTACAGGTTTTCCATAACCACCTATTTTTTTTAAGTATTCTTCTTCTTTCTTATTTATATATGCAATAAACTCACCTTTAGGTGCATATCTATTTAAAATCTTTTTTGCTAATTTGATAAGAAGTTTATCTAACCAATTATACATTATGCTCTACCCCATTTAATATCTAATACAGTTTGACTTGAAAAATCCATTCCAACATCTGTACTAAAGAATCTTTGTTGTGATGTGTTGTTTGTTTTTCTTCCGTTCTTTTTATCAAAGTCTGCCCAATGAGATACAACAGTTAAATTAACTGCACTTGATTTTTCTGATTCTTGAATATTAAAACTTTCAATGTTTCCTTTATATAAAAGAAAAGGGTCAGCTATAAGTGTATTATCATCTGCTAATAATCCTCTAAAAACAGTTACTTCGTCATTAGTTATATTTTCACTTAATACTGTGGAAATAAAAGTTTGATCTGCACCTGATAAACTTAATCCTAAACTTGTTTTTGTAATATCTGTTTCTTCAGTAAAATTAGTAATACTTAATAAAAAAGATGATGCTGTGTATGTAACACTAGAACCTGATACTGATGAAGTTAAAGGAAATGCACAATCAGTTAAATTAACAGGAGTCGAAAAACCAATCGTAATAAGATGTATTGGTCTAATATCATTTGTTGCTAGTTCGTTCTTTACTGCTGTCGTTAGACTTCTTGTCATCTTCGTATGTTCTCCTATTTACTTTAACATTTAAAACTTTAATGATTGCTTTATCTGATGGTTCTTCATATTTGCCTAGATTATTATTGACAATATTAATATCTTTTTCATCAACTAATTCTTCAGCTAGAACATCAACTGTCGCCCAATGCTTAATTAAATATTTCATTACAAAGCTTCTTCAACGTCAAATTGGTATTCGTAATATAATTTGCCATCATTAGACACACCACTTACACCGAACTCTTGTATATCATTTGTAAGATAGACAGTAAATGGAACATTGTCATAAGTTACAACTGAGTCATCTGCTACTGTTGCTATAAGAGGTGGTTCTATTGTTACTGTTGAAGCATTACTAGAAGCTTGTACATCTGCAACTACCATATAAACTTTAGTATGTGATGCGAACTTAATAAAATCACCAGCTTTAAATGCGTGTGGATTATCGTTGTGGTGTGCGTCCATAGCAATCGTTGTATCTCCAACTGCGTGAGCACCATTAACTAAAACTGTGCCTGTTTCATTACCTCTAGCATCTTCAATTTCAGGTGGGATAATTGTAAAATTTTCTTTGCCTGATCTTTGCTTCATAATAAAAGCCATTAGTTCTCCATAAACATCTGATCTTTTTGCTGTAACAATCTGAACTGTAAAAGCAAATCTTTGATTATCTATTTGTCTAGCAAGTTTCTTACCACTAACTGTTTTAGATATAATAGTATTTTGAATAGACTTTATTCCAAAAGTTCCGAATTTAGATGATGATATTGGGAAAGCACCTGACATTAGATTAAGTTTTTACTCCCTCTTTCATTTACTGCGTTATTAATTAATGCAGTTATTGTTCCTCTATTTCTTACAAGTAATTCATCAAATCCTGAAGCATCTACTGTATTGATATTAAAATTAACTGTTGTTGAACCACCATTAGCACCTCTAGCTGATTGTTGTATTTGGCCTGATTGATTTGGTATAAATAATTCTGCACCTTGTTCACCTACCATATAGGGTTGTCCTTTTTGTACTGAACCACCTGATGCTTTACCACCAAAAAATGAACTTGCAAAACTAAACAAACCACTCCCACCACTTAAACTTGCTTGTTTCTGTTTTTCTTTTGTAATTAATTTTTCTATTGCTAGTTCAACAGTTTTTCTTGCTACGATTTCTATTAATGTAGAAAGCACCTTAACTAAAAATGTTCTTGCCATATTTGCAAATGTTGCAGATAACTTTTCTCCCATAACAAAAGCTTGTGCAAGACTCTCAGACATTTTTGTAATACCACTATTGATACCCTCAGCAATAGTCATACGAATATTACTTACTTTATCTTCTAATGATTTTAATGAACCTTGATTTAATTCTTTAAATTTCTGTATAGCTTTTTCTGTTGCAGTTGGAATTGCTACTGATAGTTCGTGTTCAAAATCGTGTATAATTTGTAAAGAGGATTCTAATTTTTCTAGCATATGACCCTCGTTTGCATCTGCACCACCTACTATATCGTTAAATGATTGCATTTCTTCTTTTGCTTCTTTTGTTGCACCTGTAAGTTTTTTAAACAGATTAATTATATTTCCTAATTGACTTATTACTAAAACTGCACCACCTATAAGTAAGTTTTTTCTTACTGATGCGTTAAAACCTAACATAGCAGTATTGGCTACTCCAATGGCTAATGCTAAATTATGAAAAAATTGAATAACTTTTAAAGCAATAAACACTTTAAATAGTTCTATTAATATTTTAAAATTATCTGCTAAAAATTTAATTCCATCTGCTACTGATACTACGGCAACAGACAAAGCTTCTCCTATGTTTCTACTTATATCTCTTATTGCTCTATCGTTTTCTTCTGTAAATGTTTTAAGGTCACCTAATTCTTTTTTTAGTTCAGCAAAAAACCCTGAAGCTATTTCAGTTTGTATTGTAAAAAAAGCATCTTTTAAGTTTGAGATAGTTCCTGATAAAGTGTTTGCTAGTTTATTTGTTAATTCACCAAACTTACCACCTGTACCAAATGCTTTTGCTAATCCTTTAATTGAATCATCTACACTTGTTTTAACACCAGCAGAAAAACCAGCCATAGCAGTTACAGCTTTATCTCTAAATAAATCTGCTGAACCTATACCAGCACTAAATGATCTTTGAATTTGTTGTGAAGCTAATGCAAAATCACCACCTAATTGAACTGCTGTATTACCTGTTATCTTTAATAATTCGTCAAATGATATTCCAAGTGATTCTGCTTTCTCAGCAACAGTTGCTAGAGCAGTTACACCTTGTTGAATATTAGATAGTTCAAATGGGGTTGTTTTTGCAAATTTTGTTACAGCATCTAAAGCTTCTTTACCTTTTTTTGCACTTCCAAATAATGCTTCTAATTGAACACCAAGTTCTTCAATCTGCATACCAGCATTAACGATACCTCTAATAACTAAACCAGCACCTAAACCTATAAAGGCATTTTTAAGATTAAATACAGATGCTTTAACTTTTGCTAGACTTCCTTGTAATCTACCAAGTGCTTCTTTCGATTTATCTCGTGCTACTATGTCTATATTAAGTCTTTGTGCCATTATGTTTTTAACCTTTTCGCTTCAGCTAGTGATGTTCTTGTTTTATACTCATCTTGCTCTTTTTTCAAGTAAGCTAACCAAAGATTATAATGGCTTATGGGCATTTCTAAAACCTCTTGAATTGTAATGTGGAGTCTGTCTGCTACAACCAATAGCGACCTCGTGTCAGGGTCGCTTTCTACTTTTTTTCGGCTTCCTCGTAATTAGCA